CCTATCTTGAGGATAGGTTCTGCGTTTATTTTAAGTCCAATCTGTACGCTTGTAATCATCGCGTCAAACGTATCACCAAACATCTTCGCCGTTATCAGGTCGCCAAAGTTGTAATCACGCCCATATCTAAGCTGCGGTGTATCGGTGATGTCACCCGTCGCTTTGATGGTGCGGCGTTTGGCGTACAACTCCGCGTCGGCTTCGTTCTGCAAGCTGCCATTGTCTACACCTGGGCTATCCTTAAATCCCTCAGAGCGCGTATACTTGCCCCGCAGGTAGTCATCTGCATCATAGGCCTGTTCAACGGTGCGGTCAGCCTCAATACCCTTGCCACCGGCATAGATGTAGTTCTCACCTTTCGACATGTCCCACACGACCTTGCCGTTGCGTATCGCGTTGTTGCCTATACTCAAGGTTATTTCGTCTGTCAGGTCTTGCCCTATCTGGCCGGTGTAGGTATCGAACATAAAGTCAATACTGTTCTCCTGGAGGTCATTTGGGTGTACGTCAAAGAACAAGTCTGTACCGGCTTCTCTGGATGCGTCAACAATCTTCTTGAATGCGCCACCACCTGAAAAGGTGAGCAACTTCTGAAATTGCAGGTCAAGCGTCAATGACGGTCCAGCCGTTACCTTTTCGCCTACCGTAAGCCCAGGCCATGCCCGCGTCCCTGCCGTTGGCGTTGGATCGTTATCGTCAGACTGTGCGTTTGTCATTAGCGTCTTGAGCATATCGTCGGCTTCTTCGGTTAGTTGTGCCTGTGCGCTTGCCGCGTATGCTGCCACAATGCGCCGGTATAACAAGATGTTTGCGTCATAGCCCATCAGAGTTACGCTACCCTCAGGCGTTGGCGTGGCGCTACGTTCAAACCGGGTGATGAAATAATTGTTAAACAGGGACATCGTGCCCCCCGGTGGCTTATACCACACCTGGAGCATGTACTCTTTTGGATTCGCCACGGTGAACAGCTTGGAACCGAATCTATAGTTCAGGTTGACGCTGCACGGACTGATGGTGTTCGCCTTCCGCATCGCTGTGAAGCCGTGCTGTAGTGATAGCGGATTGTACATCCGCGACCCGCTATCTGTGGTCAATATGAGCTTATATTCTGGACCCCTAGCCATCAGTCGTCATACCCCCCGAATCGCGCCTTATGCAGACAATTAGCGGTTATCGTTGGCGCTCCTGCCACATCGACAAAGCACGTTATGAGATTGTCACCAGGCTCAAGTAAGAATGTCTTGATGTCTGAGTTGGCAAGTATGGCGTGTCTGCGTGGTCCCAGGAAGTCACTGTCAACCGTTGCCCCGTCTTTCGACAGTTCGATGGTGAACGTTTCGCCGTCTGGGAATCCGTGATGGAAGTATAATTGTTTGCCTGTCGTTTCGTTGCGGATGCTGTACAGCGTCGCGCTCGTACCGCCTGAACGCTTGAGGATGAACTTCGGATATGCGGCGGCGTTGCCGTCGTTGTCAACGGTTGCATCACCGGCGAAATAACCAGAGCCGGTTGTGTTGAATCCAATATATACATCATAGTTATCATTATTCTCTGGATCGACATTACCGAAATCCAGGTCATAAACAAGGGGAGCACCAGGCAAGTTAATGTCTGGAATTGTCCAAGTTGATCCATTCCATACAGCTAATCTATCAACGGCGGGATAACCTCCTATAGTTGTAAACTGACCGCTTGCCCAGACATCGCCATTACCGGCTATTTTTATTTGATTAACAGCATCATTTGGCGGCGTGCCCATAGACGTGACTTGTGTTCCTGTCCATTTGAATATATAATCTGCGCTTGTATTACTGTCTGCGTCAGTGAAGTCGCCGCCAACATAGAGATTATTGGCTGCGTCAAACCTCATAACATTTACATTAGCCGCCAATGCAATATCATTGACCGCTGCCCACGCCGTGCCGTTCCACCATGCCCAGTAATCGGCGTTTGCATCTGCTGCCCAGTTAAGAAAACTTCCACCGATATAAATATTATCGTCAACGTCAATCGCAATAGTGTTTACATTTCCAGATCCACCACTGCTTACAGCCGTCCAACTTGTACCATCCCACTTAGCAAAGTAATCAGCATTTGCGACATCCGCAAAATTAGTAAACGCACCGCCAATATACAAATTGCCTGCGCTATCCCAAGCCATAGCCGTAACAGATGTTATCGCTGCCGCACCCGTATTCGGTACGCCTAACTTGCTCCACGCATCTGTCGATGGGTTATAGGCGATAATATAATCTGAATCACCGCCTGCGTCCCCGTTAACCTGTGTAAATGCACCACCTAAATAAATCAGCCCGTCTGGTCCCTCGCTGATACAATAAACAGCGCCATTGAGATCGCTCCCGCCTACTAACAGATTCCACGTTCCAGCATACGGGTCATATCTAATAATATAATCTCCGCCTACTGGGTCATTGTTATTTATGCCATCAAATAAACCACCAAAGTAAACAGACTTATTACTTGAATAATAAACTGCGGTAATTAAACCGTCTGCCGTTGGAATTGCGGATAGTCCCAAGTTACTCCATTGTCCTGTGCTGCGTTTGCGTCCAGCCAAGTAATAGAGCGTTGCCGTGTCGTTGGTATCCAGGACGTCGTTGGTATCGTTGACCTGGTAGAAATATGGGTCTGCGGCGTATAGTTTAATGCCTAGCTTAGACGTGAGAGGATTGCCCGATGTGTAGTTGCCCTCTAACCCCGCCTCATACCGTGCTACAATGCGCTTCTCACTCGTGCCACCGCTATAACGCAGCAACACCTCATCACCGCCTGTCACGGCGAACCGATCAATCATAACTTTCATCTTATCGTGCAGGTCGGTTTTACTTGAGCCTGTCAACTGACCGCCCAGTGTGAACGGGCGTGCTTGCACGTCTGTTCCATCGTACATACCACCGGCAGACTTTGGAAGGTTGCGAAATGTGTTTGATATTGGCGGTGCTGATAACCCTAGTTCGGCATCAACCGCAAAAGATAGGTCTGTTTTTAGATCGTACTCGACCCCGCCCTGGTACGACAATGCGCTGCGTGTTGATGTGCTGTTATGCGCTTCGCCGTTCCACTCACAGCCAGGCTGATCGCCGTCGATGTACGTTGTCTCCGCGGTACGTTCAGCTTGCACACCGTCGAAATAGCAGATAGCCGCGCTATCGGCAGCTAGGTTTCTCACGTCTATACGTGCCGTCACAGCGCCACCAGTAGAATTTGTGTGACTTACTGTTAGCTTCTCCCAGGTATTAGCCGCTGTCCCAACGGTTGACGTGCCCCCAGGTGTAGTCGTTTCGTATATAGCGAGTTGATTTTTCGTTGCTACGGTAGACTGCGATTCACACTGAGCATACAGCGTGGCGCCATCGGCAAGCGAAAAAGTGTTAGAATATAATTGCGCCACCCCGTCACCCGCTGTGATCTTTGCGCTGCCAATGCCGTAATATGTTACAGTCGTATCACGGGCAAACGCAGCCCCCGCGCCGAAGTCCTGACTGGTCCAACTGTCTGTGATGTTGTTCCAGAATTGCGGATTCTTGACAAGGTTATCATCCTCTGATGGTTCTATTATGTGCCATTGGTCACTCATGTTGTGTCACCATCTGCGTTTTTCGCCCCTTTCTGTTGAATTTGCCCTACTGTGCGAGGGCTTGCATCAGGTAAAAGTCCTGCCCGTATGTGTCACTGGTCGCCTGAGTATTGACGGTCTGATTGTAATTATGGTTGTATGTGTTATTTATAGGACTAACGTTTACCCGTTCTGGACCTGCTTCACCAGCCATAAATAATGTTGGACTGCTTACAATACCGTCATATCCACCGGCAAGAGGGATTGCGTCCTCGCCTCTGTCTGGTGTTGATGGCATATAACCGCCGAGGTGTTCATACCGCTGTTTAACTGTGACTGTGATGGTTTTGTCTTGTAGCTTCTGAATGTTGCTCCATAGGATTGCCATTGCATCTGCCCAACCAGCAGAGCTTAATCTGCCGTCACCCTGCGCCTTGTGTAACGCCCCCATCACTTCCTGTATCCCTTGTTCTTCTTCTGTAAGATAGCCCAACTGAAGCATCAAGTTTTCTTCTGCATCGGCCCAATCCTGAGCTGACCCACCAGCAAGCGCCATTTGTTCTTTTAACGCTGCCACCTGGTCAGCTATGAATGAAGCCATTGTCAATTCTGAAATACCTGCGGCTGCGTTATTAAATCCGCTTGCGGCGTTGTTCGCAGCGTCGGCAGCCTTTTGTGTGTTCTTTGCTATTGCGTCCATCTTCGCTGTATCAGCACTGGCAATAGCCCGGTTGTATTGCTCGAATGCACCTGCGGTGTCATAAACTGGCGGGGCGGCTTCTTTCGCCATATCTTTTAGGGAGCTAATATTACCTACTAACCCTTGATGCTTTGTTTTCGCTTCCTCAGCGGCATCACCAATATGCTTGATATTCTTTTCCCATTCTGTCAGGTTGTCCGTAGTACCCATTACCGTGTTGATCATTCGTACAGTTGCGCCGAATCCTATGAGTGATTTGTCAGCGTCTATCGTTTCCTGTACAAATTCAGCGTACAGCGCGACTAATGGCCCAAGGGTTTCATTCAGTTGCACTTTGTAACCGTCTGTAATATTCTGGATGCTCGTTTCAAGCTGTTCATAGGCTAGTGCATCATCCTCAATAGCACCGCCCAGGCTCTCATATTTCTCAGTCATCAATTCAAGGATTGCAACATTGAACGCCTTATCAGCATCCATCCCCGCGTCCTTAAATTCTTTTATGCGGTCTGTGGCTTCCTCCACACCGATACCAAAGCTGTCAATACGCATCAGACTTTTGTTTGACATCATCAGTTGGAATATCTGCATTGTGCCACCGAAACGTGAACCTAACGCCTCGACGTTCCGCATAACGGATCCAAGCTCATCGCCTGTTTTCGCCAGTCCAAGCGCCATAATGTTTGTGGCACCGTTCATAAGCTCAACGTCTGATACGGTGTTTCTGGTCGCTTCACGCATCAAGTCAAGGTTTGCTGCGGCTAGACCAGCGCCACCACTGACCAACTCAAAACCGGCAGCGGTGCGCTCCATCAATGCGCCTTGTTTGCCGAATGCGTAGACCTTCTTCAATGCAGCGGCAGCGGCAACACCAGCGGCAGCGAATTTTGCAAGCGCCGGTCCTGTGTTTACTATGTTGGCGTTTGCTTTCTTCGTTGACGCGGCAATGCCGTCGATATCTTTCTCAAGGGTTTTAAGTTGCCCTTTGGCATTATTCAGTGCTTCTATGACTATTCTTAATTTTTCATCAGCCATTCTCTTTGCTCCCTAACTGCGATACCTTGTGACTGCTATCGACGTACATTTCCAGCTCGTGAATATCTTCGGCTGGTAGCAGGTCATAATTCCACGGGGTCACAAACTGACCGCCCATAACGTTGTTGATTAGCTTCGCGTCCAGTATCCGCTGTATAAACTCAGGCGGCTTGCCACCATACTTCTTCTGTAGCCACGGTGTCAAACCTTTTCTGGATTTTTTCGTTTGTCACTGTATTCTGTGACTAGCCGAGATGTCTCATTGACAACGTAATCCCACAAGCCAAACGCTGCGGCATCCTGGAATTGATCGTAGGTATCCCCGTCACACTGCCAAACGGTGCAGAAGAATGCGCGTGCGTGGCTCCCTTCCACGTCCTCGTCAATGGGATGTTCCTGCCAAGCGCGACGCGATGGATTAACCCACACCTCTATGTCTTGCCCCTCATACGCAGGGTGATACTCACCAAAGTCAACCGTCTCAATGATCTTTAGTTTCTCAAAATCAATAGCCATTTACTTCCTTCCTTTATGACCCAGCCCAGACATCTGCAAGTTCAGGCACAACGACAATGCTGCCGGTGACTGTATTGGCGCTATCGTACATACCCTTGAATGTGCCGGTCATAATGTTATTCCCGTCAAGGTCTGCCATAGATTCGAAGCTGATCCACTTACCATAGAGCATTAAGTCAAGCGTCTTGCTCGAGTATGTCGTGCCTGATGTGCCGTGCGCAGAACCCGTCCATATCAGCTCGATATAATAGGGAGTCTCAGCACGCCAACCGGCTTCCATAGCAACGGCGGTTGCGTCATACTCAAACGTGATGTCAAGCATAATTTCACACTTGCCCTGATACGTGAAGTCAAACTCAATATCACCATTGGCGGTATATTTCGCCTTCTTGCCTGTGGTAACGTTTAACGCCATTCCCAGGAGGGTGGACGCTTTAACCGTATCGCCCCAAGTTCCAAAGGTTGTGTCAATGTACAACGCACCCTTGCCAAACAGGATAGGCTCTACGCTGATAGGCGTCAACGCTGCGGTAGCTGTGGTTGGTGTCCACTGTCGCCCACGCAAGTTTGCAGCCATCTTCATTGCTTCGCCCGCTATGCCGGTCAGGGTGAAGTCCTCACAGTAGACGTAATCCATTTCTTTAGCCTGGATTGTGTCACCGGATTCAGCGGTTGCGGTCTTAATGGTCTGGTCAGCCAGTTCAGGGAATGGATACGTGTATATATACCCGGAACCCGAGCCGTCCGCAGACCCCGACACACTCACTATCCCCATTTCACATATCATAGGCAACTGCTCGAAGGTAGCTTCGGTTTCCTCAAGGGGTAGCACACCGCTAACCTTCTGCGTGTAGCTGTCGTCATTGCCCATAATGCTACCGTCGTCATAGTCCAGCGTAACCATATCGCGTTCTTCATTTGCAAGCCCGTTTCCAGCCCACACAACGGTTGTTGGTACTGCCGTTCCCGCTGTGGTTTCCTTACCGAGCGTTACTTTTCTACTCCATTTTCCTGCCATAGTTTCTCCTCATTACGTACTTTGTATCTTGAATGGAAATCGTATCTCCCATGCTATTGTTGCGGGTGTATCCTCTGACCAGGTAACGCTTGTCCAGTCACCCTCTATGCTGCCGTCATCTGCGACTATTGTGCCCAGCCCGTCAAGTGTTGGGTTAGCCAGTAGCTTGCTCGTAACAGCCTCAGGATAGCCTATGCTTTTACGATATGCCTGCTCCAAATCAGCACGGGAAACGTGAAGGTGCAACACAATCGTAGAGACCATTGTGTACATCTGCGATGGCTGTCCTATTGTTGCCCTGAATGCTCCGGCATAAGCGGTACAAAAAGGATACCCCTGTATGTTATCCGGTGGCGCGTATGGTGCTTGTCTGATACCTGGTATGGTTCGCATATCGTCTTGCAGATTTTGGATTGCCGTTTCTAGTATGCTCATCCGTATGCCCTCCGCGTCAGCCACGGTGTCAGGTAGTTTTCAACGTCTGGGTCAAGCGCGTGTTGCAACTGCACATAGCCCACCGTCACATTACCCATAACACCAAGCGGCGCGTCTTTGCGTTTTAACGCCCGCTGTGCCAGGATGATGCAAGCTGAGTTGACTTCATCAGGTGTGGATGCGCTATAGCCAAACTTACCGATAAGCTGTAAGCCCTGGTCGATGGAGGGGAACGTGTACGAGCCGTTTGGACCGATAACAATAGACGTGTATGGTTCACCGTCGAGCACAGCGTTAGCCGGTTTAAGGCGGTAGTCTGTTGCAACCGTCCAGGTAATCTCAAACGTACCGTCACCGTCCTCATCTGTTTTCAGCGTGGTGATGCTGCCAATGTCATCAGGACAGAAAAAGACTTCGTGATACTTGCAGGTGTAGACCCGCGTTTCGTCTGCGCTGTTGCGGTAGAAGCGCGTGCCAGTTGTCTTGTCGATCCACCGTGACGCACTGTTGATAGCCCGCTCTATTGCGGCGTCGTCTTGCTGGTCGTCTGCAACGGTGATGATGACGGTATCCCCTGCAATCTCAGTAGTCAGGTTTGTGTCAACCGTGAAACTTGCGGCACTATTCCCTGAGGCTGCGTCTATGGTGTGGTATCCATCGTTTGACGTTGATCCGGTTAAATGGATGATGTCACCCGCCTGGAAGCGTTTCAGTCCATAGGCGCTATCTGCTATCGTGTCAGCCGTTGTGTCAAAGCTAATCGTTATCGCCGTGTATGTGTTGGCGATTGACATCGCTTGCTTTACTTCGTTCAGCGTTGCATACCCGTTGGTAATTGTCATAGTCCCTCAGTTGGGGAGATAACCAGAAATGAGTAACGTAAAGCATATAAACAAAAAAAGTGAAGTTGCCACCATCATTGTTATAGCCGCATAAGCCCATATTGAGGTAAGCCTATCTACTATTTCATATACCTTTGCGTTCTTTATCATTCCGGTTATCTCCCCAGGTTATTCTTAACCGTGAAGCTGGAAAGCTTTCATCCAGTCAATTATCAGGGTGTTCGCCACGCCTTCACCAGTCAGCATAGCAACAGTCGGTGTTAGGTATTCATCATCAGGGAAGCTGGTGCTGGTCGCTGCTACACTTCCAACGCTTACCCCGTCAATGTATGCCGTCACATCTGTCCCATCAAAGTAAAATTCACAGGTTATCCAGCCAGCATCAGTTAAGGTTGCCGACGCTACAACGTCCTCTACGCTGTCTTTTTCAACAACGAATTGGAGTATTGCGCTTTCGTCAACGGTTCGGAAGAACATACCGTCTGATACTGCCGTAACTGCGCTTGTGTCGGTGATACACAAACCAGCCAAGGCGTCAACTTGGTCAACGTCATTTATCGCAAATCGTATCCCAAAGTACGAGGGATAACCTGATGCGAAATAGAACGCTTCGCCCAAGAGTTGCATCTGAATACCGTGATTTTCTGTGGTAGCGTCGGGGTCCATCTGGATATTCCCACCCAGAGCACCAGCGACTACAGCAATCGTGCCTGCTGTTGCATCCGTCACGGTATAAGGGGCTTCAGACCACGTAACGCAGTCCTCATCCCATTTGGTAACGTGTTCACCTACGGCATCATACCAGCGCCAAGTTTTGATACTATCCCGATACACTACGGAATCACGGAGGGTTTTTTGTTCTATAGTCATTTCATTCCTCCTATGCGTCCGTTACAGGCGTCCAGTTTATGAGGATGGAACCTTCATCAACTGCATTGGTAACGAAGACTTCCCTGTGCATATAGAACGTTGCGCCAGTGACAGCTTCAGTCAGGTTTGCTGCGTTTTGCAGCAATACAAGGTCTAGGTTCGGGCCAATGGTTCCAGTTGATGCGGTGATGGTATCCACTATGCAAATGTCAGCGGCGTTGGCAGTCCATATCTTTGAATCGTGGACACTAAGCCGTGCGCTTGCTGTCGTTCTCAGGTCAATCCCACCTACAGCGAAGTTACCATACAGATTACATCCACCTATCTCAACGTCATCACTAGAAACGATAGCGATTGCGCTGTTTGCCCCTGCCGCTACTGCCATATTGAACTTGCAGTCAAGAACCTTCGTGCGGTCAGAGCCGTCAAGGATCATCAAGCAGTCTGTAGCCTGTCCAGTGCCGTCCCTAAATTCGCAATTCTTAACAATGGCATCAGCACAGCTAATTTCAACTATGCCGGTTGTGCCGTCAATACCACCCAGGAACAGCAGGTTTTCGATCCAAACGCTTGCGGCTGCGAGTTTAAAGTCAGCGGCCACATCCGTTGTAAATGTAAACGTCGGGCGTGATGCGCCCCATCCCAGTCCAATAACCTTAACGCCTGCCACATCAATATCAACGCCACTATCAGCTATGATTGTTTCAGCGTGTCCAGGCATTATATAGATAACGTCACCACTATTCGCCGTGCAGCTTGCTATTGCATAGTCAAGCGTGGCATAAGGGGCATCAGGACTCTTACCAAATCCAGCGGTATCTGATGCGGATGTGTGTCCACTATCGACGAAGAAAATCCCGCCGGGGTGGTCTACTAAGTCCTCAATGGTGAACATACCACCACTTTGTTTATTAACGTACAGTGCTGTACGTCCTACTTTGAAAGTCATTTCTTATTCTCCTATTAACCTGTATGAGTGTGGGGCTTTTACACCCCACACATTCCAGGGTTAGATATTAGTTAGTCAACCATCGACGGTGTAACGCTCTGAGCATTCCGAGGAATTGCTATACAAATAGCGTTCAGCAAACATACAGAAGCAGACCCACCTGGGTCAGCCACTAGCCGCACATACGGATAACCCGCAGCCAACATTGCCGGATCAACGTCAATGAGGAACGAGTGTCCATCGTCGTCTGCGGCAGCGGTCACGCCCCCAGCTCCTACGGCGGTGATTGCGCCCATTGTGTCAGTTCCAACGCCTGCGCTCTCACGATAGTTAAACCCGATTGCGGTAGAGTTGGAAGCTGTGATGTCATCACACTCTTCGAGAGTAATAACAACGGTATCACCAGTGATAACGCCGAATTGAATTATGAACTGTAACCGTGTCGCTTCTCCAGCGTCAACGATGTCAGTTTCAATGGTCGCTCCTGCGGTATCAACCGGAGCCAATACATCAATAACGTGTACCAGTTCTGAATAAAGTCCAGACATTTTATACCTCCCTTAATCCCTGGATGCTAAAGCTACAAATGAGCTCAGCGTGTTTCCAGTCCCTTTGTACGGGGTCAACGGTGAAGCCATCGAGGTCTGTCCGTCACATCGATAGACGAAACGGAATACTGTCTCATCACCCACGAAGTTTACGTGGATAGAAACGGCTGCCTGTACTCCGCCCTTTTCCCAGAACAGGTATTCGCTCATATCTGCCAGCACAACATCGCCAACCGTCCCTACTGAGGCGTTGAACTCTGTCTCATAGACTGGCTTGCCACGCATCGTCATAACACCGTCTGCGCCGTAGCGAATGAAACGCGGTTCGAGATAACCGGCTGCGCTGTTCAGCACCAGGTCATCGAGCTGCGTCATAACATCAGTGTTCACATACCAGGCTGCTTTCGCCTTGCTGCGAGGGTGCATACGGCTCCACATTCTGTTCAGGTTCTCGGTAACGATGGTGTCGGCTGCCTGTCCGGTTTCCTTCGCTACTGCCACTAACGCGCCAGAGTTGAGGATACCAGCGGGGCCACCAGTGCCAGCGCCATTCAGGATGTCATCATTAGCCATAAACATCAGTTCTTCACCGCTGCCCTGTCGGACAATGGTTGAGAACAATGAAGCGTCGGCCAACAGTTCATCAGTTGCATAAACGAGAACAGCATACTTTTTCAGTTCCCAGTTAATGCGTCTGAATGATGGTTTGGATGCTGTTTTGTCAGCACCTTCAGCCAGTCGATAACCACGAATCCCACCCCACCGGCTGCCATCTGCGCGTGATGTTTCATCAACGCCATTGATCCAACCGTAGTTAGAGTTTCCGCCTACGGGCATCTTGCGGGCGAGTTTGGTGAACGGTCCTTCTTCGTGCAACGGCTTCATAATGTCAGGTGAAAGTGTGGGGTCAACCATGAAACCACCTGTCGAGGGAGTTCCCTCACTAGCCCCTGTTGGGGCTTTCAACGCCAATCGTCTTAGCCTGGAATCTGCTTTATACCCGGCTGCGGCAGACTTAACTGCCCGTGCCTGTTCTGCCAGACTGGTGAACGGGTTGTCGGCTTCATCGTGAGTAACCACAACTGGCCCTTCAACCAATACGCCCGCTGACTTCACGGCTGGTTCTGCTTCGAGTTGCTTGCGATACGCCTTTACAGCTTCTTCTGCTGCGGCTTTAGCGATTGCGGCAACATCGACTTGTGGAGTTTCTTCTTTCTCCATCTCAATACCTCCGTTAATGTGTGAATCATCTTCGTTAATTCCAACGTCCGACGCTTTCACCGCATCACCGGCATTGCTGCCCTCTGGTGTTGCCTCTGGTTCCTGCGTTTCTGCTAAACCAAGCGCCTTAAACGCCTGGATAACATTCTCATCAAGCATCCGTATATCCATAGGTGTAACCGTCAGCGTGTCGCGTATAATCGGGAATGATTCAATGCGCCCGTTGGATGCTGATTTTATCTTGCGCTGATTTGGCTCAACCGAACTACCAACTACACCAAAGTCAATAAGCTGTTTGATTGCATTGACATATTTATTGTGCCGATACAAAACACGCTCAACAAATACGCCCGTATCGTCAACAGACTTGGTTGTCCAGTCCACAAACCCTAGCATTCCAACGTCTATGCCTTCCGGGTTTCTGCTGTGCTCCCAGTCAAGCGGTATCTTGCCGAGTGCTGTGAATTGGCTTTCTATCTGAGTGTCCTTATCGAACCACTCACCCGCGCTACCGTCTGCGTTCTTCGGCCCGGTATTAAACCCTTCCACTGGTACACCCGTCATGTCACGACCACCAAACATCACAATATAGTTGCCTACCCGTATCTCATCCTCAGTCTGACTAATTGCCTTTAATGCGTTGTCCATCTCCCCTCCGTGATAACAAAAAACCGCCCACACCTCAGAAGTGTGAGCGCCTTCACGCTGATACCTCTGAACTGTGGGCGGGACTTTACAGTGCGGCCCTTGCTATTCGCTTGTTAGGTTAGTTGTTTGCTAAAAAGTAGTCTAGCTCCTCTAATACTCCTGAGTTAATCACCCTGGTTGCTATTGGCTCACGTATCAGGTCTGTGCTAAGATAAACCAAAATAGCGATTTTATCACCATCATAAAGTTTCTTTGTGGTCGCTCGAACAGCAAGCCCATAAAGATCAATCGTGTGTTCATCTTTATAGCTTTCACCAACGCCCCACGAAAATCCACTATCGCCTTCCGTGTCAAGTCTCCCCTTCAAATATCGAATATCCTCAAGCAAGTTTGACCAATCGCGTTCCATCATTCCCCTTTCAATGTTAGTCTACTGTCCATTCCTCGATATTGAAACCATCTGGTGCGTGCCAATTCGTTTTGCGTTCAGTTACAAATGATCCTGCTAAATCCTTAGAACCAAAGACACCGATTATCTGTATACCCCCGTAACTTTCGTAGATCACAATGTAGACCTTATCCATCATTCCCCTTTCAGCTCGTCTTGCAGCTTCTCCAAATGGCGCACGATCATCAGTAGCGCCCTGCGTACAATGTCAATCAGTGTTAGCGTTTGGTGTAGCGTCATCCGACAATCTTCCTCAGCATTTGCAGTATGAAATTGATGACCGCGCCCCGCTCCTGGTCTATAACCTTATCTGTCGTGTTCCACCCAGTCGTTGCGTGATAGCCCGTTTGCTTTCCACCCTGCACCAGCGGGCCGTATGATGCTTTGTTGCCTATCGTGGCAGTCAGCCCCCTGTTGCTCTTTCGTACCGTCCAGCGATCACTCAGAAACCTAGTGCGCTTATACGGCACTTGTATCTTGCCATTCTTGAGCGCCCAGAAGAAATAGCCCCGTTGCTTCTTTGTCCACAGGCTAGTGTCAACGCTGCGGTGCTGGTTGCCCTCTGGGTACTTGGATATAACGCCCTTGACGTGGTATGCCGCAGCCGATACCGCCTTGCTCAGTTCCTTCAACTCGGAGAGCGTCTTAATCTTGCGTACCAGGTCGTCAGCGTCTATGCGTATGGTCATTCGTTATCCTCTGGCATTATCAGCTCGTGCCGTACATTACAGCGGCAGCGAGGGTGGGCTGGCGGTCCCATACTCTCATCCCAGTAAGCCGCTCCAGTTCCAACGCCCTTTGCTATCCCCTGTTTAGGCCAGCATATCGGGCATTGATGAACAATTTCATCTTGCGCAGTTTCCCATATCTCAGTCATCTCAATGCCCTGGGCTGCAAGTTCCTTGATGGCTGCCCGTTCACCCTCTACCGCTGCGCGTGTGGTCTCTGTTACCGCTATCATCTCAGCCCTAACGGGGCCATACCACCGCGATAGCTTCTTGCTCAACTGTGCTTGCGTCATTGGCGTTTCAAACGATTGCGCCATAGTCTGCCGTAACCCGCGTTGCGTTGTGCTGTTGATGCCCGTTACCAGGTCATAGCCATACTGTTGTGACCATCGAACCGCATCCTCATTGACTAGCCCCCAGTCAACGCCCAACCCAGGCCATTCGCCCATCATTGATACCGCGCTATCCACAAATATTTCCTCAAGTTCAGGCGTCATCAGTCCCCGCCATTCGCTCAATGCACCGTTCCAATATTGCGCGTCAACGTTCTCCATCTTCGGAGGGTCGCCCATAATCTTGAGCAGTTCACGTTTCTGCCTGGAGCCTAGCCCAGCGATAAGCCGTGCCAGTCGCTTTTCCTTCTCTGCCCGGTGCGTATAGTCCACTACGGATACCCCTGCCATAACGCGGCGTTTGCAAATACCGCTTTAACCTCGTTAACGTCCTCACAGCCTTCAAGCGCACCCTGGATGCCTGCGTGTAGCGTCGGCACAATCTCATCACTCTCAAATAGTAGCGCCTTCTCTGGATGCCCCTCGTTAAATCGCTTGACTGCAAAGCCTAGCCATTTGTCAAGGTCGGATGCCTTGAGCTGGTCATCCTTTTCTTTCTTGCGTTCTTTGGTCAGCTCCTTTTCTACCGCTGGAGGCACATCGTCCTTGCCACCCTCATCTTGTGCTAGTGCTTCCGGTACTGGCTCTGGTTCAATGAATGCATCCGCATACCAGTCTTTGATAGCGTCATCTTTCGGTATCTCAAGGCCAAGCATCGTTGCCGCAACCTCTGGGCGCATAGGGCTTGTGCCTGTCGTGTATATCTGGAATGACATAGCGCGTTTCTGTTCGTCTACCTGGAATACGTCCATTGTATCGAATAGGAACTTGAACCTATACCCTTCCGGCTCGAATAGTTGCTTGTTCATAATCTCAGCGATAATATTGCCTTCTGGTCGTATGGTGTTCTTGTTGAAGTTCAATTCATCTTGTGTCGCTACACCACCGCCACCCATACCGGCGATTGTGCTACTCAGGATCATCGACATAGGCACACCCAACGCTGCAACCACCGATTCTCTGCGCTCCATTGTCAAGGCGTTGTTGTCCAGGTTCTCGATGCCTTCGCCTATCGATAGTGCGGTTAGCGTGTCGGCGTTTACAACCTCAACGCCGAATGCCTGTTTCAGACTGGTCAATCCCTTTTTGAACCAATCACGTACCCGTTCCCTCTCTTTCTGATTAGTCATGCCCTTCGCTGCAATCAATAGCGGTTTAATAGCGCCGTTCTCGAAGAACATCTTGACAAACTCATCTATACCGTCAAGCACACCAGCCGCTTTGAATGCCGCTTCAATGGGTGACCCGCGCGGTGGGCCTAGTTCTACCCGGTAGTCGGGAGGCCAGACGTAGAACACCTCATCAACCTCAAACCGTTTGGGTGTCTCTTCGTTAATAGTCCGCTCGAAGTAGAATAGACCCGTCTTGCCGTCAATCTTTTCTTTAATCGTATACGGGTTCCAGTATTGCAGTTCAAGCGGTATCACACGGTTGCGCGGTCTAAACCAATACGCACGCCCCGCTACACACAATGATTGTTCCATCAGGTCCAGCATACGGGTAGGGCTTGGCAGCCATTCCAGCACGCCCTTATAGTCTGCGCTGGTGTCAACGGGCTTGCCGGTTTCATCACCCTGTTCTTTGATGCGCGTTATCTCAAACGGCAATGCCTTGATTGCCTGTGACCGTAGCTGTACAGCACGATAGGCAAATGCCACTGTCTGCACAAGCTGGTCTTTGTTCTTAACGCCCGTATTCTGATTGACCAGATATTCCAGGAAATTATCAATCGTGCTGATACTTACCGCCTTGCGCCCGTCCACGTATGTAAATCCCATTGTCACCCCTGGAAAACGACACAGTTAATCATGGTCGGTTGTCCATTTCTCTAATTCAACTACGCCATTTTCTTGCCTGTGATATGTTAACTCAACTCTTGGCAATAGTGCTCCTGGTTCTTTCTCTGGTATATCTTCGTGCTCAACCAGCATATATAACTCGTCGCCCCTGAATCTATCGTGCATACCAACAGTAATAATGTGCATACCATCAGGTAATAGAAACGCCTTCTCGACCAGACTTAAATCTATTGTCATAATTCCCTTGCCCATCATCCTATCCTTTCACCTTGACGCCCTGCAACTACGGCATCTAAGTGTGTATGCATCGTTCAGCGTCCCGCAATACTCACAACGCCATTCGACTGTTGTCTCTAGGTATCCTGATGTCCAATCGCCACCAATATAAACTTCCTCATCGGCGTTTGCCGTTATTGTTGACCACGAATCAATATCTGCTATTGCACTGTCAAACGCCACACTAGCCTGGTCGTCATAGCTAAATGTAATCGTCACGTTTTGTCCGCATAGCTCTGCCATCGCTTCACCTTTCTGGTGCTAGAACGTTATCCACCAGGTAGCGTTACCGTCCACGTACTTCACTGCGTATCGTGCCATATCAACACCGTGATCGTCAACCTTTACCGGCGTTTCTTTGTTGTTGTCTGCCCACACATAAGCTGGGAACTCATCTTGCACACATAGCGGCTTGCGTGCCTCTGCTAGTGTCTCATCACGTTCTCTCAAGCTACCGCGCACAATCTTTAGCCGCTTATCAGCCAGTCGTTTCTTGACTGCGTTTATACCTGGTAATACAGCGTTATCGCCCTTGATTGCTGGCAGTCCTGCTGATGTGAACAGGTCAATGTATGCTGGTTCTGCCGGGTCACACACAAACGCTTCTATGTCGAACTCATCATTGACAGTCATCGCCTTCTCTAACCACCAATCATCACGCTTGCCGGTGTGATAGTATTGAGCAATCAAATACATATCATCGTCACCCGTTAACCCAAATACTCCCATAACGCCCGCGTTACGGTATCCCCAGTCTATGCCTACCACATAGCGTCTAAACTCACTGGGCGCGTCCTGTGCGTAGACTAGGTGGTCAGCCTCGTTCCATTCATCGTATATCGCGCCCTCTGCTTGTGCTGGTTTGCCGTATCTTAACCTTTGCTTTCTCACACCAGTTAGTGCGTCGAGTACACCCATTGTCTTTATGCCCTGCTCAGTAATTGCGCCCGTAGCCTGATCGTACAGCGTTGGGTTATCCTCGTGCCTTGAGTAGAACATCCGCATACTGTCACGCTTATACATCCAGTGGGTAGGATACGCGGGGTTAGCGTCGCCTATTGTCTGCGAATACGGCATGTGTCCAGCCCTCCCCGTTGTGCGTGTCGTGACTGTCTCCCAGTCTGCAAGTGTTAGCTCCTCGACTTGGTTAATATAAACAATATCGTGCTCCGCAGATAGCACCTTGCCTGCTTTGTCCAGCCCTGCAATCCATATTCGTGATCCGTTTGGATAATCGAACCACTCTGGTTTCTTCGCTCCATACGGTGATATGCCCCATTGTTTCGGGTCGCCCATTAACACCTTCTGCATATAGGTCATCATCACTGTACTGTAAATGCTGGTCTGCGTTTTCCTCGCAATAACCAGTGATGCGTTCTTGTACTTTAACGCACATAAATGTAACTTCCACAGTAGCGATATGGTCTTGCCTGTCTCAGCAGGTCCGTGTAATATAGCCTCTGACCCGTGATAGGCTGTGAACTCAAGCGCCCCTCCGTAAAAGTAAAACTCGTGACTCTCCACATTCAAATGTCCTCATCTACGTTGATACCGCCAATCTGTACGAATTGAACCGCGCCACCATCAGCGCCACTCAGTTCTGTCTTGTTCACGCGCCCACCTGTCTCTTTAGCCAGGTCGTCAAGCGTCCCTCTGTACTGTTGCAAGATGCCTGTATTGAATCGTTCAATATCATATTTAACACCATCAACCGCTTTTACATCAGGAAGCCATACGTTGTGATAGCGTCCCCCAATTCCTTGCTCATATATTTGTTCTTCAAGGAATACAGCTAATTCTTTCAGGCTATTCACTCGCTCGTAATCCAATGCGAGGCCATGCTTCATTGCAATATTGTATTCTAGCGTTTTACGTCCCTCTGCTAGTGAGTCCCATTGTTCTGCGCGTGATGCCCATACATAGCGGCTTGACCATGTTCGCAGTGTCTCATATATCATTGTTGGAGGGATAAGTTGTGTACTTGTGTTGTCTGCTGTGTACTGTCGATGTAAATCCGCGAGGGAACGACCTGCACCCATACGCAGGTAATCATTGCAAGCCATAATCGCTTTACTTGACTCTTTGCTTTGTACTTCGCCTGCCAATAGCTGTATTTCGCTCACTACCGTTCCCCTCATCTAACTCAAGCGTAACCCGTAACGTCTTGCCCCGTAACGTCAATAGTTCCAGTGCTGCCCCTTCCTGGTTCTGTGGTATGTCAATCTTAATCCGCATACCGCCATCAGCGTGAATCTGTATAGCTGACTGCAATGGTGCGATTGACCCAAGAAAGCTGCACTTGCTCATCTAGCTCCGATAGAAGCCAAACGTGATGTCAAGCTGACCAGATGCGTATGTGCCAGCGCCAACCGATAGCAACCACGCCCACACGTCACCGTTTTCGTCAGCCTGTATTTCAAGACCAATACCGCTCTCGGTGCTGGTCTGAGCAACGGTCATATCAGACCACGTATCAATGATGACCTCACCCGCATAGCTGTCCATCTTCGCAGCGGCAAATCCAGGCGCGGCGTTCAATGCGCCCAAGTTGCCAGGATCTGCGCTGTGCAGGATGATGGTGAAATTCTCGCCATTGCCACCACCGTTCTTGTCCGCTACCGTAGCACTAACGAGCGTTGTCACCCGTCCATATCTGTCAGCGTGTGCCGCGCCTTCCAGCTTGACCGGCTGTGACATCAAATCGCCTGATGCGTATGCGCTGGTGTCCACTGTGAATGTTGCCGTTATAATCTCATCTGCTGTTCGTGCTGCGTTGTATGGTTTACCCATTTCCCCTCCGTTAAACGTTAAACTCTTTCGGGAAGCCGCCAATACCGTCAACGAATGCTTCAACCTCATCGCTGACTGTGGATGCTAACGATAGAGCCTCTTGCTTATCTGCCTCTTGTGCTAATGCTTCCTCTAACCCCACGTTGTCCCAACCAGGTGGCGCGTATGCCTTGAGTAATGCGACAACCGCAGCGCCACCAGACAACAGCGCCGTGCGTGTTTCCAGTGCCGGTGTTGAGATAGTCTTGTGCCTGCCCGGTATAATATCGCCGTCATCGTCCAGCGCCCAAACGTCCCAGTTAATAAACGGGTCTTGATTGCCGTCAATGTAAGGTTCCTGCTGAGTCGCGCGGTATTTCTTCGTCATTGTCTCTCCTCTAAAGCTATGTCTATGAGCATCAACACGACTGCCCCGATTACTATGCCGATTCCTACGTGTATGACTATCATACTGGATTCGAGATCACGCCGTCAAATTGCGCCGTGTCATCATTCTTGTGACCAAAGTTAAGGTCGTTTGTTGGAGCCGTCGCAAATGCTACCGCCCCTACTGCCAGAGCTACTATCGCCCCGCCAATTCTGAGCGATGCGCCAGATCCACCATACTCAACCTGGTATTGCAGCAAGATGTCTGCAAACGTAACAGCTGTTGCGTCGTAATCGTCTGTGACCTCTCCAGCCCCCTGCGCGTTGTAGGCAATCGTCATTGTGTTAGCCGCTGATTCGTATACTCTCAAATAGTTGTTGGCGTCCTCGTACATATCCAGTAGATAACCCTCTGCGTTGCCGAACTTAGCCCAGTCAGCCGGGTTGTGTCGTGCCGTTGCCCCAAACTTGATAGTGCCCTTGTTCGCCTTTAGGTCTGCGTTTCGTGGTTGCGTCAGCGTATCCAGCCCGTCAACCCGAATGCCAGTGCCCTCTGCGCTGTTCGCTTCGCTGGCTGGTGTGGCGGTTAGGGTTACAGCGTCGAGATTGACCATATACAAATCGTCCAGGTATCGCGCTCCGGATGCACCGCTACTTGCGGAAACTGTGATGGTCGGGTTTGTCGCCAATGACCTTTCAATCACGCCTGCATGCTTCCAGGCATTCGTATTGGACCATGTTAGATAGCGAATTCCAGATGCGGTTGTTGCGCGTTGTAAAACACCATTAGCACCCGATGGACCAATACTCAAAGTGGCGGCTGTGTCACCGTATTCCCACCCGCCCATTGCAAAGAATGTTCCAGCTCCAACAGCCGTTATGCTGCCAGCGGATATACCTTCATTGACTGCGCCAGTTGCAAACTCAATACAATCTACGCCACTATGAATAACTGCGCCACTTCCAGCACTTGAAAGTGAATCACCGGCATCCAGATCCACACTACTCCATCCAGTTGGTATCCACGGGTCGCCCGCCCCCGCTACTAGCGACGGGTTAGAAAATTCATTCGCCAGTAATTCCACCTGATGCACGTAGGTTACACCTGACGCTGCCGTGTTCGTGATCTTAACTCTCAGCGTTGTGCATCCTGCCGGAGCCTCACCAGTGAATATGAATACATCGGGTGCTCCACGTGTGCTTGCCGTTGATCCTGTCAACAGTCCAATACTAGCGCCGTTATCCTGGTCGTATAGTTCAGCCTTCGGGACACTCGTACCGTCTGAATGTGCGATTGCTCTGATAACGAAGTCGTCACCAGCCGTACAGGTGTAATCCTGATACTTCCCCTCATTCGCTGCGTCACTCGTAAACTCAGCACCCAATGAGAATATCTGTTGTGCCGCGGTCATAGCCCCGGATGCACTGGGCGTCCCCTCGTCTGTCCACCCTGTCCAATCGTCAAGATACCAGTTTGTGAGTAGGTTGCTTG